CACATTGATTCGCAGATTTGTACTTGTGGTCAGGAAGAGATCGAGGAAGAGCTGGCGCGCGAGCAGGCCGAAATAGAAACGCCTGAAGATGAGACAGACGACACGTTAGAACCTGATCTCAGATCGGCTTATCTGGAAGCAATTAGAAAGGATAATTAAATGACCCTTGCACAGCTTCTATCTATGTTCTCCGCCAGCATCATCGGCACCTATACGCCGGAGCAGTACGCCGACTGTGTGCGAGAGGCCCGTGCCAATCGCCACCGCTGGGGAATGGGGCAGTGGTGAAGATATGTCTGGCCTATGCTTACGGCACAAAGCATTCGTGCCTGTTTGAATCAGGCGATGGATTGTTAAGCGCATTTGAAAAAAAACATGGCTTTGCAATGGTGTGTCCAAGCGACCCAAGAAAAATGCAGGCAATGGGTGCAGGTCTTTTCTGGATGGTTGCTTTTCATCACGCAGTTATTAGGGACAAAATCGATGCGCAAAGTTTGCATAAAACTATGATGCAAATTCCTGAATTTAGAAATCATTGCGCTTACGACATCCCTTTTATGGAGAAGTGCGAAAATTTATGAGCGTGAAACGTTTAACCTGGCATCTCGCCGTGCTCGAACGTGCGAAGAAGAATTTGCTGAAAAAGCAGTACGATGCAGTACGCACCCGGCTGGATCTGGCCGTTCTTATGGCCACGGAAATGCTGAAGCAGGCCGAAGGGTATAAGGCAAAGGCAATGGAGGCCAAAAAATGAAACTGCTTTCAATCCTATTTTATTACTTAGGGGACATGTCAGCCACACGATCGCCCGGTGGAGCTGGGGCGGGTGGCTGTATCAGCGGCTGATGTTGTTGTCCGTGGAGTGCGATAAGGACTTTGAAATTTGGAAGGAAGTGAAGCCACGCAAAAAAAGGAGAAAACGCAAATGAAGGATTTAGGAAAAATTACTTTTGGCAAAGCACGTCCTGCGCCGAAGCAGGTTCTAGTCGACGTAACCTATGACGCCAAGACGGCCAAGGCGTTGCACGCATTTGGCCTGAAGCAGTTAAAGAAAGATCAAGAGGCAGTGATTCAGTACGTGATCGCAAAGGCGTTGAAAGGGTTAGCCAAAAAATGATCGCACTGCCGCCAGCCACAGAAGCCATTTACCACAACGGAGCGCCAGAGGGGCATCGCAATAATGAGCTGTTTAAAATGGCACTACAATTCCGTGATCAGGGATTGTCGCAGTTTGATGCAGAGACGGAGGCCGAGATATGGGGCCATAAGTTCGGACTAACGCAGAAGGAGGTGGTGGCAGTTGTAAGGTCTGCTTATAGCAAGCCGCAACGCGAGGCGTGGAAACCCAAGGCAAAGTATGGTTATCAGAACGGGGCGATTGTGCGGGAGGATCTGCCAGTACCGCCTATGCCGATCAGCGTGGAGAGCGGGCCGGTAGATAAGTTTTTGACTACATGTTTCGACGTGGGTGATTATATCAACATTTGTAGATCAATTAAGGATAAGGACGGCCGTGAGCGGCCCGACGGTGCAGGCGAGACGCGAAGCCGGGAAGAATGGCTAGAGATTTTTAAGGCCGACGGGTTAAAAGAGTGGCAAGGCGATGCAGTTGGAGTCTACGTCTCCATCAACGCCAACAACGGAAAGAATCGGAAAGCGGAGTCGATCGTAAAGTACCGCCACTGTTTGATCGAGTTCGATGAAAGCACGATGGCTGAACAGTGGGCGATCATTAAACGCAGCGGGTTGCCTACGTCGTCCATCATAAAGAGCGGATCACGTAGTCTGCATGCATGGGTGGAGATTCGGGCAGCCAATGCCAAGGAGTTTGCTGAACGTGTGGACTTTATTTACAAGCACCTAGAGCACAGCAAGCCAGATCCGGCGAACAAAGACGCGGGGAGGTTGTCGCGGTTGCCCGGTGCGATGAGGACGGCCACTGGCTTACAGCAGGAGTTGGTCGAGTGTGGCGCACCTACGCTTACATATATGGAATGGCAGGAGCGCACGATCTACGGAGATATTCCAGAGCCGTACAAGTGGAATGATTTGCTTAATTTTAAGGAAACTGAAGATTCGACTCAGTTATTAGGTAAACGCTGGATCTGTCGTGGCGGCTCGGCCCTTTGGGTTGGGAGCAGTGGCCTTGGCAAGAGCGTGCTTTGCATGCAGGCCGCAATCACTTGGGCAATCGCTGAGTCGTTCTTTGGAATCAATCCGCACGGCAACGGGCTGAAGTCGCTAATCATTCAAGCTGAGAACGACGAGGGAGATGTGGCGGAATCGATCCAAGGCGTGTTTAAGGCGATGAACCTTACCGAAAAGCAGAAGGCGTTAGTGATGGCAAACGTGACGATTGTTAGGGATTGCACATCTACCGGGGAGAAGTTCGTTGATCGCGTACGTCGCTTAGTTGAAAAGCATAAGCCTGACCTAGTCTGGATAGATCCGCTGCTTGCGTTTATCGGTGGTGACCTATCCAGCCAGGAGACGGCAAGTGCGTTTCTGCGCAATATGCTTAACCCGCTATCCTTATCGGCTGGGTTTAGCTGGATGTTAATTCATCACACCCCAAAGCCAGTACGTGAAGGAAACGGATATCAAGGTGCCGACAAAGCATACAGCGGTTTTGGCTCAAGCGAGCTGACGAATTGGGCGAGGAGCGTATTAACCCTAGCGCCATGTGGTGACGATGCCGATGGTAAGCGGATTTATAGGCTTGAGGTAACCAAGCGCGGTAAACGGTCTAATCTCAATTCTAAAGGCATTATAGCGCAAAATGCTGTGCAGCCGCACGTGAACTTGCGTCACAGCGATGTAGGGCTGGCGTGGATTGAGGCTGATGAACCAGAACGAAAGACGGCTGGCAGGCCGGAGATCGTGGTCAATTTTGATGACTACAAAAAGGCCATATCAAAAGGAGTTAGTGCTGGCGATTTGCAAAGCTATATCCGCAATAAATCTAAGGTTGGGCATACAAAAAGCCGCGACTTGACGGCGGCTTGGGAGCAAGAGGGTCTGATTAAAAATACAGGCACTGAAAAGGCTAAAAAATACGTACTAAATGAGGAACAAAAATGAACCTAAAAAGCCTATCACCACTTATTAATGTTCTATCACCGTTAATTGGTAGAACGCCTATTGATGGATATCCCCCCTTTAAGGGGATATCCATTGATAGGGTTCGTAGTTTCCATCCATTGACCATCGATAGGGGCGATTTCCGTTCATTATGATGGATCAAGAGATGATCGAAAAGATGCCTGGGAAAAACACTCACCCGGCGATGATGATCGATAGCCTGCGGGATTTGGTAAACGAGGCTTATGCAACGATCACGGTAAGCACATGCGGGATCACAAATACGGTCAATGTAATTGAGTACCTAATGGCTAAGGCGCCAGAGCATCCAGCAATGCAGAATATGACCGACACGCTGGATCACAGCATCCTAGCGATCGTTCTAAACCGCTCTACCGAATCTATGACCAGCCTTGCCAAGCGGTTTAAGATAACCAAGCAGGCCGTTAGTAAGAAGGCTTTAGATGTGTCAGACAGGCTTGGGATTAGGTTCAGAGCAGGCAAAAGCGAGTCAGCCAGAAAGTCTTATGAACAGCGGGCAAGGCGTCATCACGATAAGCGTCGACGTGAAACGCCTAAATTTAAAATCGGCGCACTAATGAAAGGGGTTAAATGCAAACACTCAAACAGATAGTCAAGGAACTCAATACAAGGCGGGAGGAAACGCTTACAGCCGTTGGCGAGGTGATCAGCCTAGCCGCAATGGCGGGAGGCATTATAAGCAAAGCTAGGAGCAACGGTGATGATCTAGGCAAGTTGCTAGAATCTGCCGGACTAACAGACGAGCAAGGCAAGCGATTGGAACGTGTGGCCGCACATCAGCACAAGCTGGCCAGCGGCGAGCCAGGCGTGGTTAGGCAGATCATGCTGTGGGCTGAGATGCTTCCCGATCCTATCACAACCAGCACACCTACTGAGCCTAAGCCATTCTTGTGGCCAGTAATTAAAGTTAGTCAGTGGTTATCTAACAAAGGCATGCGGTACGTTAAGCAGAACGATGGACTGCGCAGTCAGTTCCTGACCGAAGCGGAGCCTATCGTGCGAGCCTATAAAGAGCTTGGCGGGCGTGCATAACGGACTTTTAAGGAATCTTTTGAACGGCAACAGATCGCAGTGGCGACGACTGCCGTCGATTTCTTGAGTGTGGCCCCGTAGTAGTTGCGTCCTATGGCTAGGCCAGTAAATCACGACGTTAAGAGGGCTATGGCGGCCACGGGCAAATCCCGTGCTACCGTCTACCTGCAGCGCAAGAAGGCGGAGGCGCAGCCGCTCGTGAAGGCCAAGGGCGGAGGATTGGACGTTGAGATCCAGCGGCTTGAGGATCTGGCGGCCAGCCTTGGGGAGTCAGCCAAGGACGACACGCGGGCAGATCGCTCCGAGCTGATCAGTAACTACACAAAGCTGGTCGAAGCACTGCGCAGGATGAAGGGCGACCGGCCAGACATTGACCAAGCTGAAGGCACGATGGTGCCAGTAGATGAGGCCGACAAGATTCTGGCGGCAAGGGATAACGCACTCATCCCGCTACTCAAAGGAATGGCAAAGCGGTTGGCCCCGATCTGCGCAAACAGGCCAGCGGTTGAGGTTGAGGCAGAGGTGGAGAACGAAGTAGGGCAGATTATGCGACAGGTAGAGGCTGCACTGTGACGAAAGCGCAGTCTGAACTGCATCGAAGGGCGCGACTCCGCTGGCACTACGAAAAGCCGCCAGGGGTGATCGAGTGGGCTGAGAAAAACATTCAACTAGATAGCAGGCTTACGGCTCGTCCTGGTCTTTACAGCACAACGTGGACGCCTTACGTGCGGGGCGTACTGGAAGCATTAGCCGATCCTGGCGTACATACCGTCACGCTTTGCTGGGGATCGCAAACAGGCAAGACGCTGACGCTTGCGGTTTGGCTGGCCTACAGAATCGCAAACGATCCAGCGCCAGCATTGCTCGTAATGCCTAACGCGGATCTGGCTAGATCGTATAGCGAAACGCGGCTGGCTCCGCTTTTCCAAAAGTGCAAGCCCGTGAAGGCACTGTTTCCCGTGGATATGAATGATTTTAAGATCATGGAAATGCAGTTTGCGACCAGCACGCTGAGTCTTGTCGGCTCAAACAGCCCAGCCAATCTTAGCTCAAGGCCGATCTGTATTGCCGTTTTGGATGAGCTGGATTCTTTTGCTCCACCATCCGAAAAAGACGCGGCCGCTTACTCTTTGGCGTTAGAACGCACTAAATCCTTTCCGCAGCGTAAGCACGTTCTCACTAGCACACCGACACTCTCTACCGGCGATATCTGGATTAACTATCAGGCAGGATCGCAAGAGACTTTCCACGTCCCTTGCCATGCGTGCGGAGAATTTCAAGCGATGGAGTTTGGGCAGATAAGGTGGGATGAAACGGCACGATCTGAGGATGGCAAATGGGACATGCGCAAGGTAACCGAAACCGCTACCTACCATTGCACAAAGTGCGACGCTAAGTGGAGCGAACGCAACCGCAGGCAATCCATTGAAAAGGGAAAGTGGGTTGCGGGCAATTCAAACGCCGAGACAGGGCGCAGATCGTTCCGACTGCCTTCGTGGTACTCAAGCACGCTAGGTTTTGCTGACGCGGCTAAAAAGTTTTTAACCGAAAAGCACTATCTGCACGGGTTGCAGGGATTCGTGAATGGGTGGAGTGCATTGCCTTGGGAGGATCAATTCGACGATGATGAGCTGAACAGCATTCCGCCCGGAGCTTTTGCAAAGAAGCAGGAGTGGGAAACTGATCACATTAAACTGGCGGCGATCGATCGACAGATAGACG